AGAACATTTAAAGCAGTTGATAGTACTGACCCATCTAATAAGAAAGCAAAGAAAGTATATCTCCCAGTTCCTTATAATATTGGATTTGAACTTAATGTAATGACTAAGTTGAATGATGATGCATTACAGATTGTAGAACAGATACTTCCATTCTTTCAACCAGCATTTAATATTACAATAGATCTAGTAGGTTCTATCGGAGAGAAAAGAGATATTCCTATTGTACTAGATGGTATATCATTTAGTGATGAGTATGAAGGAGATTTTTCAACTAGAAGGGTATTGATGTATACCTTCAATTTCAATGCCAAGACTTACCTCTTTGGTCCTGTTGCTGATAGCACAGACGGTCTCATTAAGAAGGTTCAGGTCGATTACTATGCTAACACTGATACTCAGGCTGCCAAGCGTGAGATGAGGTATGCTGTTACTCCAGATCCAATTAGTGCTGGACCTGAAGATGACTTTGGATTTAGTGAGACTACTACTATGTTCGATGATTCTAAGAAGTATAGTCCTACTAGACAAGAAGATGTATAATATATAATGCAGAATAAATATCATCCAGATCCAGATTATACTCCTATGATACCAAGACCTGAGGAAGAAGTTGCTGATTGGTTTGCAATGGACTCTAAGAACCCATTAGATGATATGCCAATTGCAACTAATGATAGATTTGATTTGTATGGATCTTCAGATGCAGAAGATGCATATTCATCACGACATAAATCTTCACCTGACTTTGAGAAGAGTGCTGAAGAGGTAGTGACTATGCATGAGAAAATGTATCGTATGGCCACAAAGAATGGTGGTTCTTGGTTGGGAGGATCTGAAAATGTCCAATCCAATTGATGATTCATTAAATACTACTTCTGAACATTCTTATGTTCAAAAGTTTAATGCTCATAAAGATGTTCCTGTAAAAAAGGATCATGCTGTTGAAGTAGATAAAGACTATGAATATTCTCGTGCTCAGTTATATTCCTTAATAGAAAAAGGTCAAGAAACTCTTAATGGTATTATGGATGTTGCTGATAGTTCTGGTTCCCCTAGAGCATATGAGGTAGCAGGTCAAGTCTTAAAATCAACTGCTGATATTGCAGATAAACTTATGGATCTCCAGAAGAAAGTTAAGGAGATTGATGAGACTAAGAATAAGACTACAAACAATGTTACTAATAATGCAATATTCACTGGTAGTACTGCAGAGTTACAAAAATTGATTAAACAAGGATTTATGGATGCCAAATGAATTTAAGTATGTACCTAAGGGATTTGATTATTGTAAAGACATTTCTTGGGATGATGTAATAAAAAAGATTTCTAGGGAGTATGAGGTTGGAACAAATAAAGCATTACTTGATGAGAGATATGCTCCAACTTTTGTATTGATGAATGGATATTTTCCTGGTACTATACAAAAGGTATATAATGAAGTTAGTGACAGAGAAGGTGTTGATGAGATGCATATATACACTTCTTTAGGTAAGGGAAGTCCTACCTTTGGAAAACATAATGATACAACAGATGTATTGATTGTTCAATCTGTTGGTAGGATGATATATGAAGTAGAAGATAAGAAATATGATCTTTATCCTGGAGATGGAATGTATATTCCTGCTGGTGTATATCATGCTCCATTTGTTTTAGAACCAAGAATCACTTTAAGTTTTGCTTGGTCTAAATAGGGCTTAGTTATGTACATCTCCTATGCCCGAAGAAATTAAAGAGGAAGTAGTAGAAGAACCCAAAGAAGAAAAGAAAGGGTTGCTTCAGAAAGCTAAAGATGCTATACTACCCGATGCTGATGAACAAGCAGCAATCATCTCAACGATGGTTAGAATTGGGGTCTTGGTCTGGTCAGGAGGAATTTTGACTTTGAACTATGTGACAGTTCCAGGACTGGAACAACAGAAAATTGATCCAACATTTATAGCTTCAGTTTTTACTGGAGTTTTAGCTAGCTTTGGGATTCAGACCGCATCTAAGAAAGGTGATGGTACAATGAAGATGGACAAGAATGGTAATGCTCTTAATGGTAACGGTGGACCTCCTCCTGCTACTGCAAAGGACATTGAAGCAATTATTGCTAAAGCTGGTCCTACTCAAACAATTCGGATTGAACAAGCACCTTTAAAAATAATTGGTGTATCCGACACAAAAGAACCCTATAAAATGTAAGGTAAATCTCATGATTCAGAAAATTGTAAATGTCATCGCAGTGTCGTCTGGTGTTGTATCTCTTGCCGTTATTAGCAGTGGGCTATATGTATATGTCAATAGAGACGCAATCATTGATGGAGTTAAATCTCAGGCTATGGAGGCAGTTCTTGGAGGTGCTGGAGGTCTTGGGGGTTCATTAGTTCCTTCACTTCCTACTGGTTCTAATGATCTAATGCCTAGTGCTCCACAGTCTAATCCAATGGCAGGAGAAAATGCTGCTGCAGGGGGATCTACCATCATTCCAACATTCTAAATGTTAAGTTATTATGCAATCACACCACCCGTAACTGGGTGGTTGGAAATTGATTTAGAAAAAGAAATTGTAGATTATCTCTGGAAACAGATTGATAAATCTACAGTATCTGTTAAAGACCAATTAGCTGGGCATATATCTTCTTCGTTCGCATTAGAAGATGAAGAAGAATATTTTCAAAGAAATGTCTTACAAGAGGCTGCTAATAAGTATTCAGAAAGTTTTAGTGCTTCTACTGGATATCGTAATGTAAATCATGTATCTAGTGGTAATGGATTAGCACTAAATGGATTTTGGGTTAACTATCAGAAGAAACACGAATTTAATCCACCACATGATCATGGTGGATTATTTTCTTTTGTTGTATGGATGAAGATTCCTACAGATAGTGAAGAACAAAAGAAGTTAGATTTTTTGAAAGGTACAATAAAACCTATTGTATCTAATTTTGATATGAATTATATTGATACTACTGGTGGAGTTGCTTCATACATATATGAAATGAGTCCTAAGATGGAAGGTAAAATGTTATTCTTTCCATCAAAATTTAAACATGCTGTATATCCTTTTTATGAATCTGATGATGATAGAATAACAATCTCTGGGAATCTCTATTATGCATGATCTATTTAAAATAAGTTATTACAAATATCATATTGAGGAATGGAAAGATCAGAAAGATCAGATTCTTTCTATGGTAAATTTTAATAATTCAACAGCAAAGGATAATAATATTGCATTTACTGATTATTTTGCACAAGAATTTCCAATGTACGGTCAGCCATTTTTACAAATGTTGACACCGTATCTTAATAGGTTTCGTGAGACATATCAATTTAGGAATATACCTCATGTTTGGTGTCAGAGATATAGTAAAGGAGATTACTTTCAACCACATGATCATGGGGCATTAGGTTATTCTGCTGTTTTCTATGCAGAGTTTAATAAAGATGTTCATAGAGCAACTAATTTTTTTGCACCGTTTGCGGATGAAATGGGAATGCATAAATGTATTGAACCACAAGTTGAAGAAGGAGATGTTATAATATTCCCTGCTAGTATTATGCATATGGCTCCACCTAATTATAGTGATGAGAATCGTACAATACTTTCATTCAATCTAGAATAAATACAATTTTACAAAGCAAATGGGATTACCAGACAAGGCACAAAAAGTATTCGACAAAGTAGTCGAATGGGACAAGAAACTTATCAAAAAATGCCAAGATAAGTTTGGACTGACAGACTATCAAGTAGTTTGTATTTCTTTCGCTAAAGGTTTTATTATCGGTGCTATCCTCCTTTGAACCATATGAAGTAACTAAGAAACTTCCAGTTTTTGTTGCAACTTTACCTAGGGATGAATCTTTAATAGATCTTATAAAAGATCATAAAAGATTATATCCTGAAGGTTTTTATAGTAATGTAAAATCTCAATGGAGGAGTGATTGGTTTACTCATTTAAAAGATCCAAGATTTGCTCCACTTGTAAAACATTTTGAAGGGGCTTGCAATTTTATATCCAAACAACACTTTAAAGCAGATTGTAATCTATCATGTGGTAACATGTGGATTGCTGAATATGAGAAAGGTGATTGGACAAAGGAGCATGATCATTTTCCTGATGTAATGTCTTGTGTATACTTTGTAGATGTGGATGATAACTGTGCTCCTCTTATCTTTGAGGGACAATTAGAAATTAAACCAGAGAACAATAAGTTAGTAATTTTTCCTGCTTTAGTGAGGCATGAAGTACCACCGACAGATGGGTATAGACTAGTCATAGCAATGAACTTTAGGTTGGATTCAACATATATCCCGAAGATACAACATAAGAACGGATTTTCGTCTTGGGCGTAATAAATACCTATACAATTTGCATTATTAGTGGAGTTGAAACTATCATGTCCCAC